ATTGCGCCGCATAAACTTCGTTGGTGAACTTCTTTCTTGCAGTCAACGCAGATATAAGTTTCGTCTCAGAGTCTTCTTGAATTTGAAACGACCTTACCGACATGTCTGAATAACGCTTGAGCACGTGCAGACCAAGCACAGCAACAATATCATTGACGGAAGCCACCTTTTTAGCGAGACCATCCAAGATGCCGCCAGCACCCTGCATCGACTTTTCAAACGAAGTGGTGTCGCCAACTAAATTGACTGCCAATGTTTCTAACGGGATAGCCATGTTAAGATCCCTTCTCTAATGCTTTTTGCATGGTGAGAAATTGGCTCATCTTAGACAACAAAGCTTTAGGACTCGGTGCTTTGACGGGAGGTTTCAAGTGCGTCGGAAGGAAAGACTCGAATGACAACGAGGACGGATCAATCTTTCCTATTCCTGCGACCAAAGCGACATTAAACAAACCAATTGCTATCGTTTCTACGAGAACATCAATCGCAGGTGGCCTGTGCTGGAATTCTGCCTTCCAATCTTGGAGCTCTTTCATGTCAACATTTCGCTCCACTTGATCAAGAGTCAGACCTAATTCTCGGGCAAGCTTAAATCGTATAGCTTGCCCGTGATTCAGTTTCCCGATTTTTGTTTCTCTCTTGTTTCCGCGTCCATACCATTGATTCGAGTCGCCGCAAGTTCGATCCGCTTGATCGCCAGGTCGCTCTTACTGGACAAAACCTTGATCAGCTCAACACGTTTCGCAAGAGTGTCAGCCCAAGGTTCCCCATTTTCGTCGCACAGGCACAAAGCGACAAATTCGCAAGCAAGCCCACGAATATTCACATCGACCTTGTTCGTCCCGTCCGGCTGAGGCATAACTTTCGTGCGACCCTCAATGATGCTATCCCATTCGGACGCATCCTTTCCGTTCAGACGCCGAACGAAAACAGAACTCTCCCACTCAGAGACTTCAACACGCTCTACGACCGTGTCATTCTTCGCGATCAACTGCTCTAATGTTATGATTTTCATGCCAACCCTCTCCTTATTTTATTTCATCACCCTAACCAACAACCTATGTAATGGTGATCGGACCAGACACCAACAGCGTTGCCTGGATCGTTGCGCGACCTTCCATCGGCGTGGACGGGCGGATCCCTTTCAGACAACCTAAGAATGACCATGTCCCTTCGGTCGTTCCTGCGGCATTCTTGAACGCAAAGGAAATAGTTGCGGGAACTGTGCTTACCGGAAGTGACGGATACAGCGCAGTGTCTCCAAGTCCGATCGTCACGGTCGCTTCTCCAACTTTGATCAACTTGCCTGGAGTGAACACTCGCATGCCTTTGTTTCCAGCAACCGTACTAACCTGACTGAAGTCGGTCATTTCAATATCTGCACGTTCCATTGAAGGCAGATCAATATCAATCAACGACAACGGAGCGTAGATAGACAATTGCGGAACAGTAATAATTACACCTGTAGCATTCATTTCTTGAACCTCTTTCTTGTTTGGAGAACTTTAGAAACCAGAGACCAGGGAACCGACAGAGATCTGTACATTTGCGGTTCCTTCCTGCTCCATCGGTGTGCCAGGCTTGTACGCAGACATGTAACCAATGAACGTGAACGTCGGACCATCCGGAAACGCGATCGTGACGGTTCCGGCGTCCGCACTAATCGGAGGCGTAGCGTTCGGATCGAACGCGATCGTCAAGGTCAACTTTCCGAACTGCGCCAACCGACCACTGATCGAAGACTGCATCATAGCAGTATTCGCGGACGAGAAATCTGTGGTGTCAATTTCCGGAATTACCATATCCGGCATATCGATGGATTTAATGTTCGCGCAAAATCCGCTTGCGAAAGTTACCGTCAAACCTGTAGCATTCATTTAGGGTTCCTCTTCTTCCTGTATGGGTGAATCTGTGACTACTTCTTCCTGATACGAAACGACATACAAAACAAAGATATGAAAATCAAACTCTTGCCGACCTAAATATCTAGGATACTGTGACAAACCAACTCGAATACCATCGATCGATCTGTCAAAAAGAACACGACGAGCGATCGCCTCGGCAAGAACAGAGGCTGAATCATATGTAGTTGAGCGAACGCGAAGTTGATATTCTGTACGTCTTGGGTATGTGGTGTTCGAAGCTGGCTGTACTGGCGGAGGATTTGATCCAGAGAAATATATGGTGATGCAAGTTGGAGTTGACTTGTCTGGCTCGCTGGCAAGAAAAACAGGCGTCGTGACTCCGCAGTCGTCGCTGGTGAGCCACGTCTTAATCTTTTCCATCCAGAGAGAATCAGTCATGGCTTCCGACCTCCCTGTGCCGCAGACAGCAAACCTGCCTTGAGGTTCTCCCGGATATCTTTTAGGATATTCGGAGTAGTTTCGACCAGTGCATTCGCCAAGAATCGCGCTTCACCAACTCCGCCATTGCGAGGAACAACTCCGGCAAGATCTTCGTGAACGATCAAAGCATAAGCAGCACCAAAGGCGACATACATGAAAACAACACCTCCGCCATGAGTCGCCGAGCTGAGAACATTTCTTTTCGCGATTTCCATCTCAATCTCTTGCGTTCCTGTATAATTGAACGACCCTAAGTTTACAGGATCCATCGCTTCGCCAGCATTGTTGCTCGCGACATAAAATGCACTGGATTTGAGGAACCCTTTATCCACGGGACACCGACGCTGCGCCTCGGCCTGTACAACTAACATGGCGTAATGCAATGTTTGGCCTATACGATCGCGAGAGGTGACGCCAAGTGCATCAAACTTTTGAAGCAAGGCGTCAAGTCCCTTGATATATGTGCCAGCGTTACGCATAAACGGTCCGAAGAAATTCCGAACACTTGAGGTTCGGAGATTTTGAAAATGTCTTTACAGTTACAGCGTTCGGGAGAAGCTTGGGATTCAGAACAGCGTCTTCCGGAATCTCGCCAAGAGAAATGACATCACCGACGCCAACATCACGATCAACATATACCACAGCAACGGAAACGGTCTTTGTTCCGGTAGTTTGATCAATAAACTCTTGAACCTTTCCGTCCCAACGAACTTTGATCTCAGTACCTTCGTCAAACGTAGGATTGCCATAAGTGTCTGCGCCTGTTTTCTTCCACCAGACGCCGTCTTGCACAAGCATTTTAACGATTATGCTCATTCGTCAACTCCTACATGCTTGAAAACAACATTGCTGGTCCTACCTTCGGTCATAGACTTTAGGACGCCAGATGTGTCAAGAACGATCGCCTGTTGTCCATAAGAAGTAGAATCCAAGCGTACACCTGTCGAAATAAGTAGAGATTCTGAAACGCCACCAGCACCACCACCGCCAGATCTCGGATCGATCGTTGCGGCCAAAAAGTGAGCAGACAGAAGACCTTCAATTATTTTCAATCGAGCGTCGGACATTCCCGTACCGACCAGTTCTTCATCGACAACAAGCTTTGCCATATCCATGAACGGAGCAAGAGACGTCACCGTAGAAGAAACTTCGATAATCGCCTTGATCTCGCTCTCTGTATTTCTATAGCTCATGGCAAGTACTCAAAAGATGGTACACTCGGGCAAGGGTTCGGTCGTGAGGGGAGGAGCACGGCCAAGGTGAACCCGAGTGTACCAAAATCTGCAAACTTATAGGACCCTCTCACCAACACACCTATAAGTTTATCAAACACAGACTTCCCCTACTTCCGACGACGACGACGAGGAGGCGTCGCCTCTTCCTTTTTCTCGTCGCTGTCGGAATCGTCAGACGAATCTCCAGGCGTTTCCGGCGTCGCCTCTCCGCTATCTTCTGGCGGAGACTTGACACCATCCTTCGGAGCCTTGTCCTCTACGACCACAGAAGCAACTTCGTGAATTTCCTCAAACTTGTTCCTGAATGCGGAAGCCAAGTCATAGGAACTTTCCACGACGTCACCAGCTTTGTAGGTCTTCCCATCGATATCGGCGAACCCTTCAGTTACTTTGAATCTCTTCGTGCTCATAACTGTCACCATTTCCTTTTTCAATGATCCCCGAAACAACTTGACTACGCAGTCGCAGCGTGCACCACGCCGCAATTGCCGTCTTGATCCGCACGGATCTGCGGAACACCGATCTGCATGACACGGAAGTGGAACATCATGTTCCCTTCGGTCTGCCACTCAACATTCGTAAGAGGCATCCCGTTGATCCAACGAACCGTGTTGCTTTGCATCTGCGCCATGATCACGTTATTCGCAGGCAGGTGATCCGCAACCTTGATTCCTTCGATCCCGGCGAGTTCAAGAAGACGAACCCGAAGAGGCTTGTCGGTCTCAGCCTTGAAGTCGTTGTCGAGAACCGTTTCATAGGCAGTCGGAATGTAGATCGTCCACGGACCGTACTGCTTCTTTGCGATGCTCAACGCCTTCATGGCGATCACGTCGGCCAGGATCTCGGCTCCGGTCGCCGACGTCCACGCCTTGCTCAACACCTTGGTGATCCGTTGCGGGAAGTCGCAATAGCCATAAATGGTTCCACCACCGAAGGCGAATCCGTTATAACCATTGAACAGCATGTTCTCGGCACATTCGGCAACCTTGCGGGCCGACTCTTCGGCGTGCGTGGTATCCAAGGCATCACCACGATTCCGACTGGCGGCCAGCGCACGAATACCAAACTTGTATCCCTTGTGCGTGATCGGCAGCGGCAGGTATTTGAGTCCGTATTCCATACGGTCCTCACGTCCCTTCGTGATTCCATCCATGGACACTTCGGCACCTTCCATCGAACCCAGGTCTTCGTATTCCAAGACCGTGGTACCGAGTCCGTTTGAGAGGTCCTTCGTCAAGCCACGACTCTGCAGATCGGCAACACCGATCAAGCGCGTGCGTGCCGCTTTGACAATCGCCTCATCAAGCACGATCCACTCTTCCTTCTGAAGCGTGCCAAGCGTGCGAAGCGCATTGATCTTCATACCACCCGCGAGAAGTGCCTGGGCGAATGACCCATGCGCGACGGGACCACCCGCCGTGTGAGTCAACGCATCAATAACTACACCATTTTTCATCTGATCCATTCTTTCTTTTTTGTATCGTCCTAAGACGAACGTCATACTCTACAGGATCTCAGCAATACACCGAGTAATGCCGACCCCACCAGACACTTCGCGAGCCATCGCAACCTTCACGCCGTCCGTGAACGCTTTGAACGTGCCGTCGCCGGAAGATTCGAGTGCCGCGTTTTTCGCAATCGTCTCACCAGCCTTGATGCGAACGTTGATCTCGTCACCACGCTGGGAAACGGCGAAACGCACACGAGCACCGCTCGCATACGCATCAGCAATGGTCTTACCCTGCAGATCGTCTTCCAGCAGGAACATAGGACCATTCGTCGGAGCAGCCTTCGCCGTTCCATGAACCGCAACCGTATCAACGGCAGCAGACGTGCGCATAACCAGATCACCGGGATATGCCACACCTGACAGGACAGCTTCCTTGAACGGACCACTTCCCATCACCACAATAGTCTTGAAACTCATAACACGAACCTTTCTTTTTGTTTGTTATGTAGAGTCTTGTTTACTTCTTGACCGCCGGAAACAGCTCCGGCATCGCAGGGACTTGCTCTTCCAACACCTTCGGAGTCTTAGGAGCTGCCAAGGAAAAGTTGGTGACTTCGATCGTCGCCAACTTAGCCAGAGCCTTCAGTTCCGAAACCGGAAGAGCGAGAAGAGTTTTGCCATCAAAGTCGCAGCGACCGCTGGCGACAAGGGACTTGATGATGCTCTCTTTGATCTGCTTGTTAAGAGCAACAGCTTCCCGGAGGTCGGGATCTTCGGAGTTGATCTTCACCTTGCGACGAAGACCCTTGGGCTCTTCCTCGTCCTCTTCTTCG